GTAGATATTTGTGAATACCTACTATTTTGAAACTTGATTACATCTGCTATATATACTTCAGGAATATTCATAACAACTAAATCAAACCCTGGAGTACTATTCTGTATCTTTACAAAACTACTACTTTTTAGTAACATTTCCTCCAACTTACCATAACTTTCTGATGTAGAAAATCTATATAGTAATATAATTTGTGTTGGAGATTCTGTTAAATAAGCATTTACTAAGAAAGTATCATAGCAAAGTTGTTGCCTAGTTAATCCTAAACATGGTACTAAGTATTCAGTAGTTTTATTAAGTCTATGTGAATTTAAATAGTAACAGAATTTAAATTGTTTATGGTTAAATTTTTCTATTTCCTGAATACAGTATGTACTAGGTAGAGTGTCAAGTTTATGTTTAAAATTTTCACCTAATTTCAGTGTAAAATTTCCTACATTAAGTTCTACTATATTATTATCATTATCAGTAATTTCCTGTATTGGAGCATTGGTGCAAATTTCTATTCTTCTACTATTGTTCAGAGCATAGTATAATTTATTACCTCCATATAAGTCAATAGTAAAGTTATTATTTACTTGCTCCCTTGCCATTATACCTCCATTACTTCTAATTCTGATAATAAAGTATAGTAGTAATCATATACTTCATTATATTCATCTTGAAGATGTTCCTTCCAAATAAAAACTTCAGGTTCATCTTTAGACTCTTCCATTAATTCAATCTCATCTCCTGCTTCATATTTAGTTACTAAATAACCAGTTGCCAGTCTATCAGCAGTTTCTACTAAATTTATTTTAATTATATTTTCGTCCATATTTATTTATTTTAAAGTTTCTAATTTAGCCAATGCTAATTCTGGGCTATTATAAGCCCACGCCCATACTCCAAAATCACTAGCTTTTGGATATTTTACTTTGAATTCTGTTTCTGAATAAATTCCATTTTCAAAATCTATGCATATAGGGGTAATTTTTCTTTCAAAAACTTCATAGTGTCTACTTACATCATCAGACATTACTTCGTATAAAAAACCCTTGTCTATAGAGGCTAATTTATTAAATTTAAATCCAGAAACTTCTCCAACTCCTATAAAATTATCTGGCAGTTCTTTAACTATCATTTTCTAAACTTTTTAAATAATCTTCAAATGTTTTAAATTCTATAATTAGAGTAATCATTTCCAATTTATCATCTTTTTCGGGATTATAAATTCTCTTATTTTCTCTACTGGCTTCAAAACATTGTTTACCAAATTCTAAAGCAACCTGTTTAGCAAATTCTTCTGGATTATTTATTGACAAATAGTAATTGTTTTCTTTATAGAAATTTTCATCTATTAAATCACATATTTCTTGTATATTCATAATTTAAAATGTTATGTCATCAGCTACTTCTGGAATTAGAGGTTTAAAATTTACTTCTCTAATTTCTGGTAATTCAGGTAATTGTCCTATTTCTCTTTCAAAATCCTCATCTGTATTTAGTAAATGAAGAAGTCTATAGTTCTTTTGAAATTCAAATATACCCTGTGCTTGACCATATTCTACACAATAAAGTTGTAGCAATTCCCCATAAGAAGGTTTGATTTCTTTAGAAATTTTCTCATAGAATTTTATACCTTTATCCTTTAATCCTGAAACTCCATCCGTTACATCTCCTACAACTACCTGCATCCTTTTGAAATCATCAGATTCTGCTTCACTAGTTTCAACCCACCAACCTTTAATTACACTATTAGGGTTATATTTACCCCCTAATTTGTAAGTGTAATTAAAGTGTTTGCCTGGAATACTCTGAAGCAAATCCTTATCCACAGCACATAGAACTTTTTCCATAGATTTAAATTCAAATCGTGGTAAATTCTCTACTGCATAATAATCCAAAGCATCTACAAATACTTCTCTAGGTTCTATCTTACCATCATCTGCTATACACAAGTCTTTATTCATCCAGTAACTGCATAGATCATCAGCTTCCGTCAAATCCATACTTTGAGCACCCCAGTTTTCAATCAAATAAGATTTAAGTGTTTTAAGCCACTTTAAAGGAATTTTATACTTATTCCTATTGGATTTATACTCTGAGGATATTTGGTGTCTAAAATAGGGACTATTTGAAATAAAAAGTACATAATGAGTTGCTCCAGTTTGGATAAATATATTCTGAATCTTCTCATCTATAATTTCTATAGATTCATGTATAGAATCTTTACTAGAATGATATGTTAACGCATCTCCATCTATAATTGCTAATTTACTCATTATTCAAAATGTTCTAACATAAATTTGTGTAATCCTATATGCTGTTCAATATAATTAGCAGGATGCCCAAACTTTAATGCTTGAGTAACATGATTATACATACTCCAAGCTGTAGGTTCTGGAAATAGTTTAGATTCTTTAAATTCTCTTTTTACTATACCAAGTTGTGTAGGAGTAATGATATTTTCTTCTATGAACATTCTACCAATTAATTCTGCATATTTAGATTTAGATACCCCTATTTCAAATAACTTATTTCTAACTTGTATATTTCTTCTGTATTCATCATACAAATTTTTCATTCCTTCTCTAATCATGTATTTAATATCATCTTCAACACTTCCTGTATGTTTTCTTTTCATTGTGTAATCAGCACTAACCATTCCATTTTGACAAATAAATACTTGACTTCCTAATCCAATTGTAACCTTTTTACTTTTGTCATAAGAGTTTAATATACCTACTTGCATATCCATTGCAGGATCATCCCCTATAAATGCAAAAATACCTCTCATAATATTGCCTTCTTTTGCAATACTATAGTCAGTATTTCTTATTTTAAATCCGTGTTTATCTCCTTCTTCCAATACTAATTCTGCTAAATCTTTATGTAAAATTGGTATATAAGTTGCAGTTTTATCAGGAGATTGAATTTTATTTAAATCTTCTATATTAATCATTATTTTATTTAACTTTATAACAAAACAATCCTTCTATCCACTCATTTAATTGTTCAGAGGTTTCTTTAATTCTACCTAAACAATTCTCTATAGGTTCTGTATGCCAATATACTACATAGCCTTTCTCAGTCCTAAGATCAATACTTTTATTACTAGTTTTATTCCCCAAATGTTTAGTTCCCGTATATTTCAACCAGTAATGCTTTCCACCTCTTTTAGTAGAATAATTAAATGTAGTCTCTAATTCTTTTAATAAGTTGTGTGGTATATTTTCAAATCCATTTTTATTTTTTTCTATATCTACATCTACATCTACTATTATAATTCCAGGAGTAGGTGAAATTGCTAAATTATACCCTTCTGGAATTTTACCTTGATACATCACACCATCGGGAATTAACCCCCACTTAACAATGGGGGATTTATTTTTTAATAAAAAACTACGCATAACTAAAATATATATTCTTTTTTTGCTGCTGGAGTTTTCCAGAATTCTTTATAATAATTGTTATAAGCATACTCAAATACTCTTTCTAATTCAATAGCAGCGTCAGTACTAATATCTAATTCAGATATGATTTCATATCCATGACTACTAAGATAATTATCTGGGTCTTTATCTAATACATAACAAATAAATCCTGCTAGTGTAGTACAATTACCATTTAATTCACTACCTCTACCTGAAAAATCTAGTTCATTATCTTCAATAAACTTCTTAACTATTTCTACCTGTGTCATAATTATAGGTTATTATAAGGGTTTTCACTAATCCATTCTGCTAGGAAATCATCTAATTCACTTCCTTCTAATCCAAGTTCTTCAAACTTTTCTTTATTTCCAATTCTACTCCAAGTTTCTCTAGTATTTTCTAACTTACTAGGTTTATCTGGATTCTGCAAAGCATTTAATAAATCATCTATTGTTACATTCATACTATATTTCTTTAATTTTTTCCTTTAATAATTCTAACTGCTCATCTGATATTTCATGAGTTTTCAACCAAACTTCACATATCTGTTTAACTATTTTAGTATTATTTTTTCTTATTGCCAATTTTTCACTAAAATTATTTGAATTAAATATATTCTGAAATTTTTGTACTTCATCAATTAATTCAATATATTTAATACATACAGCATCAGTATTATATCCTCTTTTATGATATTTAATTACTCTTTCTAATTGTCTAAGAATTCTACCAATTTGCCATAATTCAGGGTCATAGAAATTAGTATTCCATTTATTCCAAGTAGCCTGTTTATTAGGTAAGTTTTCTGATAAATCTAAATACTGTCTAGTTTCTATATCATATGCTTTACATATTATATCCATATCAAAACTAGCAAGTACTGAAAAAGCATTTATACATCCTTTTTTAAATATTACATTTACTGGTATACAAGTATTATACACAAATTTAATTGTAGTAATTCCAAAAGATGCTTTACCATGTTCTTTATTTAAATATTGGTCTAATTTCCATTTTTCTAGAGGATCTAGAATAAGAAAGTTGTTGTTATAATACAAGTTAAATAATATCTTAGTGAAAGATTTCTCATCATATACAAATAAATCTACATCTTGGTTTTCAAAATATCCTAATAAACAGCTGCCTGTGATACAACCTTTTATAGGTTGTTTCTTTAAATACTCTATTACATAATCTATATGCTCTTTCATAGTATAATAAAGGGACTAATATTTCTACTAGTCCCTGATTAAGTTAAACATTAGTCAATTATATCAATTACTGCTGTAACTGCTGCTACAATTTCTTCGATGGTATAAATTTTGTTTAGTTTGCAAATATCTTCTTCAAAATAAAGTCCAAATTCTTCAAACTCTTGAATAATATTGAATTGTTGTAAGAACTTATTAATCTTTTCAGTCTTTGAAGATTCACCTTGATATTTAATAAATGCTAAAGCTTCTTCTTGGAGTTTCTCAGTTAAATCTTGTTTTACCTTTTTAGGGGCTTTAACATACTCAACTCCTTTACTAGATAAAGCTTTTCTTACCTCTTCCTTAACACTTTCAATAGAATCTGGAACTTTACCTACAAAATCTTTACCCTTTGCTTTTTCAGCAAAAGTTACTACCCATTCTGCATGTTTTTGAACTGTAATAAACTGTTCATTGTAAACAGGAGTTTCATTTTTACCTGTTACTACATAACCACCATTAACTAGTGTTAATTCTTCTTTCTTTACAAAAATTTTACTCATTTTGATTATTGTTTTAATTGTTTATAATTAGTTTAAATATTTAACCCAATTTGCAATTTTTTCTACTTCTTTTGGGGTAAACCATCTAGAATATCCTGCTAAATCAGTATTACTTGTTCTATGAAATGAAATTACCTTATCTATTTTCCATTTACATAGTTTCTTTCCATCAGCATCTGAAATTTTTCTACTAGCATAACCTCCAGGGTGGTCATTATCTCCAAATACTATTGCTGTTTTATAAGTTTTTTCTTCAGATAATAAAGTTTTAAATATATCTCCTTCATTCCCTCTTCCCACTTCAGTATAAACTTTATCTACATCTAAAGTATGAATTAGTTCATAAGGATAAACTACACTTATTCCTCCAGTAACTAATATATCAGCATAGAAAGTTTCAGCCATAGTTTTACTATACAATAATATAAAAGTAGCAATAGATTTAGTCATTGAACCTGAAATATCACATATAATTAGATTTCTACTTGGTGAAGTAAATTCTAGTGCCCCATACATTCCTTCTAATTTTTTATTGTACATATTAGGATTGTATATAGCAAAATTGTGGATATTAGTTTCAATAGCTTTTTCTATCTTATCTAACCACACTGGAAATACTTTTAAATCTTTTAATTTATTAGTATCTATAATAGCAGTACAGTCATTAATATACTGTTTAAAATCTCCATTATCTTCTTTAATTGAAGATAAATCAATAATATCAGCCTCTATTTTATCATAATCTACATCACTTTCTTTGTAGTCAAAGAATACTGGAAATCCTTGGGGCCCATATACAGGTTTATACCCATTATCCTTTAATATTTTTTCCCAATTGAAAGGTAATCCAGATTGTATAGCTCTTTGATAAAGAACTTCCCACTCTAATAATTGAATGAAATAGGCTTTATCAGTTTCATTTCCCATAATGAAAGGAATTCCTATGGGCAATTCTTTTATTTCTTCCCTATTTGTAAGAAAATACAAAGTAGGTAATTTAAATTTTTTACTTGTTAATAATTCCATTTTTAATTCTTATTAATTGTAGCCAAGACATCTGCTCATTAGGAACCATCTCCTTACCCTCTTCTAATGTAACATTTTTATTTAATTTATTCTCAATTAATGTCTCTAGGATTGGTTTTATTTCTGCTTCATAAGGGGTAGGAATTCCTCTAATTATCATATTGACTGCTTTATCAATACTTCTAGGAGTATGGAAATTGTTTCCATTAAAATCTTTCTCATTTTGTATTAATGAGGAAAGTTTACTCGCAATAGGTTTAATTAATCCGTATTTATTAAACATGTATTCTGACCACATTGCAGGATTAAACTTTACATCATACCAAACAAATCTTTCTTTTATTTGAGGAGTTAATGGAGCCATTCCTTGAGGATTTGCTGCAGCAACTATCATAATATTAGGAAGAGGTTTACCTGAAATAAATCTTCTCTGCTCTAATATAGTTAGACAAGCATTTAATACTACAGGATTTCCATTTAATAACTCATCGAAGAATAAAATATCCCCATCTACTAAATTTTCTAATTTATCAAAATTGTAATACTCCATCTTTTTTGAATCTTTATCAGGATAAGCAATTCCTGAGATTTCAAAAGGACTCATTTGGGAAGTAATTAATTCTACAATTTTTACCCCCTTATCCTTTGCAAATTTATCAATGATAACAGTTTTACCTATTCCAGGATTTCCTACAAATAATGGAACAATAGTTCTTCTTAAAGAGTCATTAGTATACACTCCTTCTAATACTTCATATATTTTCTTCATTAAGTTATTAAATTTTCTACTGTGTTATTTTGAGTACTTATCTACCAACTTATCTACTAAAGTATTAATATCTATATCTTCAATAGTTTCTAAAATAATATCTTGTTCAATACTTTGTTTAGATGGATTTGATTTTAATTCTAAGGTATCTCTAAATTCAGATTGTAATTTATAAGATATATCAATATCAGATACATTCCTTATATAGTAGTGGTTATCAAATTTTAATACTTCTTTACAATACTTAACTGCATTTTCTAACGCTTCAACATACTCTTTATTTTCTTTCTTCCATTTAGCAAATTTTGCAGGATCCTCTTTTAATGCTTTATTTTCAGCATCAATTTTATTACTCACTTGATTATAAATCTTATCTGCTAATGCAGATATTTGAATTTTTGTTAGCTTCATTATTTATACTGTTTAATTATTTCAATTGCTTGAAGTATTTGCTTTTGATTGTGGGGTTCTATAAATAATTTATATTTTTTATATTCTTCTGAACTCTCAATCAATGTTCTAAATAACTTTAATTTAACGGGATATAGGTCATTTGACCTTCCCTTCGTCTCAATCACCCAATAATCTCCAACAAAATCAGGTGTATAAGTGGTACTTCTTAACTTAGTTAAGTCTAACTCAAGATTTCCAAGTTTATCTGGGAAATAACAGTGAAATGTTGGTTTAAATCCTTCAAATAAAGTAAATTTATGTTTCTCATATTCAAAAGGTATGTTATTTTCCTTTAATTTTTTATAACAAAATACCTCTAATTTACTTTTAAAACTTATACCATCATAATTTGTTACCTGAGCATTTTTTACTTTCTTATTTTCTGGTTTTGCTGTTTTAACATTCCTCTTAAAAGGGAATTTCTTTTTCATTATTATCTATTATAATTTCTTTATCTACTGAATAAATCTTACTTTCTAATAGTTCTTTGAATGCTTTTAAATCATATTTCTTAGCAAAGTCAGATGGGTCTTTTGGTTCATTATCTGGATTGAAATAATACTCTATACCATACTTCTCAGCATATTTTGCAGCATTCTTTACACCTGTATTTGTAGGTTTATTCCAATCATTGTTGTACCAAATTATTATTCTTTTCCATCTTTCCTTCATTTTATAGAACCATTCTTCAGGAACAAATGCTCCTTCATTGTTAGGTGCAACTCCATGTATTACTAAATCTGGAAACATACTTTCTAGTTGAATTCTCCAGAATATTCCAGCATCTTTTTTACTTGAAGTTATAAATAAAATATCTCCTGATTTTGGTGCTACATCTACTAACTGAACAATAGTATTATCCATGTTAGAAATCCATTTAAAGGTTGTCTTTTCGGGAAAATATAGCTTCCTTTGAAACCTGTTGCTATGGTAATAGTAATCATAAGAGAAACATAATTCCTCTCTATCTACATAGAAAATATTATCATTTATCCAGTAATGTGATAAAGATTTTGTTTTTGATTCCTTTAACATCCACTCAGTCCAGTAGTATTCATTCCAGTACTGTAAATCTTTTGAAGTAAAATCTCTAGATTTAATCTTAATTATAGTAGGAGTTTTCTCTTTAAAATGCACTTTACCATATGTTGTAGGGGGAATATATCCCCCCACAGCATTAAATGGTATTGTTGCACTTAATCCTAACTTAAAATCTGCATTTATCTTATGTAACGCTTCAACAAAACTTAGTTGATACTTCGCCATTACATAATCTATTGCTCTATAACTACCTTCTCCAAAATCTGTGTATAGGAGCTCTCCTCCTATATTAGATATACAGCATGAAGGATTACTATCCTTTCTAAGTTCTGAATTAAATAATTCTCCAACCTTAGAGAACCCTGAACAGTAGTACTTAAATATATCATAACTAGTGATTCTTTTAAATATATTCTCCTTGGTTAGAGGTTCTCTTGGTATGAACATTAGAACTGGTTATTTAAGTTGTTATAGGTAGATGCTGGGGCTTCATCCTTATCAGGTTCAATAGCTCCTCCAGTGTACTCACGGAACTCTAAACTATAGGATTCCTTGATAGGATAACCTGCATCCTTTTGTTTCTTTAAGAAATCAGCAAATTTATTCTCAGCAGTTCTAATACTAAATTGTGTTCTTACAAAACATCCTGTATAAATTCCTTGATATTTACCTTCTTTTACTGTGGCTAGTGTATATATTGTGTTGTTACTTAGTATTCTAACATAATCTTGTAATTCTTTGAAATTACCATTAAATAGTGCTGTAAAGTTATCAATCTTGCCAACTTCCTCAACACCTGTATTTGCCCAATCTCTTAGGAAAGTAATTAATGCTACTTCCCCTACTTTGGCAATTCTTGCACCATCTGGTTTAAACCATTTGTTGTCATTCTTTCCTAGTTTATTAACAGCTTCATCAATGGAAGTTGCCCAAGTACTTTGTCCAAAGTCATTTACAATTTCAAACTTGTCTCCATTTTTAGTTGCTCTGTCTTTATTCTCTAGGAAGAATGCAAATTTTGTCTTGAATTTATCATTCTTAACAATAACATCAATCCTTACTTTCTTAGTACCATCATCTCCTGTAGAGAGATATTCAGGTTCTTTTTCAAACTTAAATCCTATATCATTAAGTTGTGCTAGTGTAGGATTGATTGCTACAATATTCACCTTACTAATTCCTGTATATAGGATTGTCTCATTAAAATGTTTAGTTTCTGAACTATTAATTCCAAATGCCATAATCTTTTCTTTTTTATTATTATTATCAATTTAATTTGCTTTAATCTTTCTTACTTTGCTTGTTATTATAACTCAAAATCAATACTCTTTTGTTGTACTGGAGCATTTAAAGTTTCTACTACAGGTTCATCCTCAACAAAATTTAACTCTACTTTATACTTTGCTTTCTTAATACCTTTTAAATCTGGATGTTGCCATAGAACTTTAGCCTCTCTAGGGTTTAATTCTAACTCTTTGGTAATATCTTCTCTAGACATACCTGCTTCTAATTGTTCCTTAATTTTCTTAATTGATACATTCTTCATATTATTATTCTTTTTAATTATTATTCTCCTTCATTATATTTATCTATTGTTTCTGATACTAAACCCAAATCATTAGGAATATAGAGTTCTGAAAATAACCCAATAGGGGTTTTACTAGGAAATTCTCCATCATTATTAGTTACAAATTGATATTGAATTTTATTTTCAGCATTTTTAATTACTCTGGTATATAAAATAACTGTAAATAAACCTTCTAAAGTTAGATAATCATCTACCATTTTACCTACAGTTTTCATCTTATATCCAGTTTCTCTATCTTGCTCAGGATGCCATAGAAAATATACTTTTAAATTCTTTCTAGTTGTTCTAGCAGCTTCAATTACTTTGCCTAGATTTACACCAATATCAGCAAATTTACCATAACCATTTTCTTTTGCCCTACGCATAAATTCAAATGCCATAATATATTGTGCATCATCTATAACAATATTATCTATATCAGATCTATTTGCTGATACATATTCAATTGCTTTAGAAATTTGCAAGGCATCGGAACTTTCAAAATAATTACCACCTGCAGAAATTGCTCCAGTATATAATTTCTTCCATCCTCTAAATGGTAAATCTTTACCACTTACATTAATTACAACAGTTTTTTTAGGATCTAGTCCTTTAATATTAAGTTCTGGAAATTGTCCAAAACTAGTACTTTTACCAGTACCACTCTTACCTACAACAGCTATGCTTGCCATTAATTTTATTTATTTTATTATTTGTTTGTTGATCCAAAGCCACCTGTTCCTCTTTCAGTTTGAGATAATTCTTCTACTTCTTCAAATTCTAT